CTCTACATCAAGTATAGCTACGGTTTCCTCTTCTTCACCGTTCTCGTTTATCATTATAGCGTTAACAAAAATGTCACCATTTTCATTCATCAAAAATTTCTCAACAACTTCATGAAAACGAAGTTGGTATCCATGCAGAAATTTCATACATGTGCTTTTTCCGCTTTGTTTAGCTCCAGATATTCCAAGTATTCTAGACATTTGCATAACCTTCTAACTGAGGTCTTATTGTTTTGTTTATTTCTTCGATAGACATATCTCCAACATCTTTCTTGTCGAAGACAGGTTCTATTATATTAAACAATCTTTCGCATTTTTGCTTAATAGATTTTTTTGCTTTTGTTCCAGCATCGTCATTGTCGGTTAATATTACTATACTCAATGCTCCAGAAGTTTCTAATGTTCTGCATTGAGCATCGCTTAGACTAGAGCCAAATATACCTACAGCATTTTTAATTCCAGCTTCCCATAGCCTCCAAACATCTCCTTGTCCTTCAACTAGTATAACAGTTTTGCTTTCTCTTATATGCTTACTAGATAGCCAATAACCATACAAATAAGAGCCGCAATTAAAGTTTTTTGAGTTTATCCATTTATGACCGTTATAGTCTTCATGCATAACTCTTCCAACACAACCTATCATACTGTTAAAGTCTTCATCATATACAGGAGCTACAGCTCTGCCATACATGGGTTTTCCTTTTTCCCAACAAGCACCAACATCAAACTCATCTAAGACCTTTTCGCTATAACCTCTATTTATGTAATACATCACAGGTCTAACTAGGCTTTTCCTGACAACATCTCTTGGTACTGATATACTTTTCTTCTTAACTCGTCTTGCTTCAAAGTTAGTATTCTTAGCTTTTTCGTGCAGTTCTTTTTTGTCCATCTTTATGAAGTTAAGACAAAATCTCATAGCTTCATTAAATGTAACCTTTTTGTCTCTTTGCCTTGAGAGTAAAGCCCTCACCAAACCAACAGGACTGTGTAGCCAATCTTTTTCACAAGACTTTGTCCAACACCTCCAGTAACCAAAATAGTCACCCTCTTCCAAATCAACAGTAAAAGCGGTCGGGTTGTCTGCCCCATCATGGATGGGGCAAACACCGACTAGCAAATTATCTTGATCTTCAAACTCAACATCAAAATAAACAAGAAGTTCTCTCATTTGATGACCGAGTGCTTCAGAG